GTTCTTGCCGGCCGCGATGGTCACGTCCTGCTTGCCGCCGTCGACGACCGAGGACGGCGCCGTGTCATAGCCCGAGGCGCGCTGCAGGGCACGCAGCGAGCCGTTGTTGTTATTGTGCTGCGCGAAGCCGGTCTGGGCGTCGATGCGAACGCCGTCGAGGTCCTTCTTGAGCACGAAGTTCACCACGCCTGAGAGCGCATCCGAACCGTAGACCGCCGAGGCGCCGCCCGACATCACGTCGACGCGTTCGACCAGGGCGCTGGGGATGAACGAAAGGTTGATCGCCTGCGAGGGCATCATGCGCTGGCCGTCGATCAGCGTGAGGACGCGGTTCGAGCCGAGGTTGCGCAAGTTGATCTTGGAGGTGCCGTCCGAACCGTTCGAGACGTTCTCGTTGGCGTCGGCGGTGAACTGCGGGAGTCGGTTCAGCACCTGCTCGACGGTCGTCGCGCCCTGGTACTTGAACTCATCGGAACCGACGACGGTCTGCGGGCTGTTGCTTTCAAGGTCGGCGCGCTTGATGCGGGTGCCGGTGACGACGATGTCGCCTGCGCCGCCGTCGGCTTCCTGAGCCTGTGCCGTGCCCGCGACAATCGCGACAAGCGCAGCTGCGCAATAAAGTTTCTTACGATGACCCCTCATGGGCGTAACTCCCTTTTGATTACGCCGATCTTGCGTCACATTTCCTTCATTGTCAAATATAGTATACGAAATATCGTATCGAGATGAAATTATTGTAAATCACGCAAAACCGCGGATTCGCGCTGGTTCAGGCGGCTGGGCGCGGTGCTTTTAGGGGAAGGGTGATGCAATGGTGTCACGCCGCAGCGAAGGCACGCCGAATCGCTCCGGGGTCCGCGAAGAGCGGACCGGCGATGCGCGCGCGCGATCTGCTCCGCGCCAATGCGGAGCGGAACGGGATCGATGCTGTCTGGGAAATGGTGGGCGGTGAGGGGCTCGAACCCCCGACCCTCTCGGTGTAAACGAGATGCTCTACCAACTGAGCTAACCGCCCGCATGCGCTCTACGCGCCGCAGACCGCGCCAAATAAGGCATTTTGCAGCGGCGTCAACCTCCTATCGAAACGGAACATAGCGGGTCCGAATGGAACAGATCGGGACCCAGAGTCCCGACATAGTCCCGACCGACAACGCGGCGTGTCCCGCCCTCATCTCGCGATCGCGCAAGACGCACCCCAGCGCACAGATCTGCACAGCCAGGACACGACCGCACGAGCGTGAGCTAGGCCGCGCATACCGACCGAAAACCTTGACGCCCCATAGGCAGCAGCGGAGGAGGCGGGTATGCTCCGCGACTTCCTAATCTTCCTAACACTCCAACGTTTTCAGAGGCTTAATGTCCAACAAATTACTAATATTGATGTAATCTGATTATATGAATGATGGGTAATATTCTGGCCTGATAAAACCGTTGTTTTTCAATGATGTAATGATTGATGCCCGAAAATATTATGGCCGATTAGGGCTGAGCCATAATCTCGGAAATGGCGGATTTTTGCGGTTTTCAGGGCCAATTTCCAGGGTGATTAGGGAGATTATGCCTTTGCGGCGGATAGGGGGTGACCTCGGGCGCACTGCGGACCAACCGACATGCACAATTTCCGATGAAGAAGGCGAAAGCGAAGCGTGGGGGTGAGCGCGGCGCGCGGCGGGGGCGACACGCTCAACCGGCCGGCACGACTGCTTGCCCCAAAACGAGACGGTCGAGATGCCGGCTGCGGCCACCCCTTCCCGGAGCGAGATCGAGTAGCCAGTTTGAGTTATTGGGATTGTCGCGCGTTGCCGACGATGGGGCTTGGATGCGCGAGCGGAAGATTATCGGAGGGCAGGATCGGATGAAAACTCATTGGCCCAGCGGGCGACGGAAACTTTCATCGAGCCGAGGTCGGATTGCCCCAGCCCCACGCATTAACCGCCTTCCTGCCGTTCCCAAGGATGATGCGAATGTCGGCTCAACAACAGAGTTGAAAGATGCCCTCGGGAGAGATGAGCGAGGAATCATAGTCTCATGCCCAATCGAGGTAGAAGGCGATCAAATTACAGTAATAAAAAATAGGCTAGATCAGCAGGACTTGCGGACTGCCTTGTTGTTTTGGGATCGTATAGATTGGCCTGTTAACAACGCTATAAATATAGTTGATCATAGCGTTGAATATCTTGTTTCCGAAGGCGTCATCGTGAGGAGTATGGTCACATGCGACCTTACGCAGATTACAGGCATTGCCTTCGCCCAGAGTTCGGCGGACTTATTTAATGCGCGGGAGAAACAGTCTCCAGGCCAGTGGGCATTGTCTCAAGGAACGAACTCAATTTCTGTTTCAGATACTCTGCTCCCGTCCAACGGACGAGGCTTATGGTGCGAATTAGTGAAAGCCATCCCGGTCCCGCACGCGGACGTTGCTTACAGTGACGTGCTGGAATTTCGCTCGCGTCGCAGAGATGAGTTGCTCAATCTAAGGAACGAGATCGACCAACTTTACCAAGAAATCTTAGTTGCTCCGGATCGCCCATTGGCGGAGACAAGTGCGTTCTCGCGGATCGATAAGGCGACAAAAGCTCTTCGCGAAGTCACCGCCGAAACTGGATTTCAGGCGGTTTGGACAAGCCTCAAGTCCCGCTTGGACGGTGATCTTTTCGCTGATGAGGTGGCAAAGCCCATCCTTGAAGAATCCCTAAAAGGCGGATTATTCGGCGCGTTCACTGGCGATGTTTGGGCTGCCATGGGAGCGGGCCTTTCTGTCGGCGTCGGCAAGGCATTTCTGAGAAAGGGCCAGAAGCCGACGACACCCTACGAATACGCCTATAGTTTTCACAAGGATCTGAACTGGGTTCGCTAGGTTTTTGCGTGATCGCCGCTGAAAGAACAAACTGGGTGAATAGCAGGGGCGGCCGTCGAATAGGCAGTCGCCCCGCACTCAATTTGTGTTGATTTGCTCACTCACGGTCTTCGCCTGTCAGCCACCGCCCACCGTGTAGCTGAGCCGCTCCTCAAGGAATTCGAACCCGGCGAAAATCCACCTCTCGTGCACGATAGCCGGTCCGTGACCTGAAGGAGTGCAGGGCTTTGCAAACGAAAAGAGCTGAGGATTCCTCCTCAGCTCTAAATTTGACTTACGGCGTATGCGATCCGCGAGTCAGTTGGGATCTTAGTCTGTCACTTACCAGTGATGGCCACGGTGACCTCAGGATGGCCGGGGCGATACTCTGGGAATACCTGGGTTTTGTATTCAGAAGCCGCCAGATCAAAAGCTGCGCCGCCAGTTGTTCCAGGCGTCAGACGGACAACATGTGTCCAGGGTCCAATCGACGTGTGGGTGAACGTAAATTCGATCATAAGGCCTCCGTTGATGTATGACTTATATAGTCGGATTGATCGTGATGTGCCCTGAAGGGTCTTAATTGATTGCTTATTATGAGCTTTCCGCTGTCAGACGCCGCCGATTGGTCTGAAAATAAAAAGTGAGCACCTTGCCCATGTGCAACCTCTACCGGATGACAGCGCCTGCGGGCGCGGTTGCAAGATTGTTCCGAGCGACTACCGGCGCCGCGCCGAACTTCGCGGCCGAGATCTACCCCGGCTATCCTGGCCTCGTCGTCGCAGGCGGCGAGGTCCGCGCGATGAACTGGGGCTTCCCCCTCGTGCTCAAGAGCAAGAAGACCGGCGCGCCGCTCAAGCCCAAGCCGGTGAACAACACCCGTGAGGACAAGCTGCACACCGGCTTTTGGATCGACAGCTTCCGCAAGCGGCGCTGCCTGATCCCCGTCACCGCTTGGGCAGAGGCCGAAGGCGCGAAAGGCGCGATGACACGGACGTGGTACTCGCTGCCCGATCATGATCTGTTTGCCGTCGCGGGCGTCTGGCGCCCGACGGCCGAGTGGGGCGACGCTTATTCCATGGTCATGGTGGATGGGTGCGAACAGATGGCCGACGTGCATGACCGCATGCCAACGATCCTCGCCCAAGACGATTGGGAACGCTGGACGAACGGCGATCCGGACGAGGCCTTCGCGCTATGCCGCGTCTACGATGCCCCGCTGGTGGTCGATCGCACGGACGAGCCTTGGTTCAAGAGAGCCAGCCCACAACCTGCGCCACGAACGCCACCGCCATCAGCAACGCTACTATGATCATCTCGGCATCTTTCAGCATTGTCTGGTGATCCCCCGCAATCCACCGGTAGGCAACGCCGGATAGATCCGCGCTGGACCAGACGGCCGGGTGGGCCTCAGTAGCTCAGCCAGTCGAGTTCGGCCTCGTCCACCGCCTCAAACATATCGCCTTCAGCCTGACCTACGCGCAGGCGCTGGCGGACGGCCTCAGGGTCTCCGTCCTTGGGAAAGCCGCGATCGGCCATAGCACACTTCGCCAGTTCGCCGACCAGCCCTCCGCGCCCGGCCTGCATGAGCAGCCAGCGGCCGAATGCCCCGCGCTCTGCAGGCGATGTCGTGCGGCCTGCAGGCCGCAGGCGCGGGTCTGGCGGCGTAGGCACGAAGGCGCGGAAATCCGGCCCTTTCGTAAAATCTTGGAAGGCACCTCCACCCTCCGCGATCCTGCTGACTTCCCTACGTAAATCATCAAGCTTTGGCGTGGTGGGCGTCTTTTCCATGGCAATCCTCGCTGTCGAATCGGTGGCGCGAGCCTATCATGTTCTCTATATGTTCGCACCATGAGTCGGCGCTTTCGGGCGCACAGGAGGACAAGAGATGGCACAGATTAAGGAAATCCGCAGAGCGGTCGCAAAGGCGCTGGAGACGCGCGGTCTCGACAACCGGGAGTTCCTGCGACAAATCCGCTCCGGCGAGCAGGACGATGGCCCTTACATGACCGGCGCCCTTGCTTGTGCCGCCCTGCTGACCAAGCAGCCCACGCCCGGCTGATGCCATGCGCTACGAAGACGGCCTGAGGATACCAACGCGGCTGTTCGAGGCCGCCGCCTGGCACTACCCGATCAAGGTGACGTGCGCGTGCGGAAGGTCGGCCGTCTTCGATCCCCATGCGCTATGGTATCGGTTCGAGCGAAAGCGATGGGACGAAAACTTCAGGGAGGCTCGGGAGCGCTTCTACTGCCGTGAGTGCTGGCGCACGAAGGGCCGCAAGCTGCGGCCTGCAAAGTTCGAGACCTGCCGAGAAGAACCGACGATCCACCTGCCAATGCCGGACGAGCGGGAATGGAAGCGAGCTATCAATCGCTTTCGTAGTTGACCGATCCCAAAGCTCGGAGGCATTCCAAAGTCTTACCGTGAGGCCTTCCGTGGTTTTTGGAATGCCGAATTTCTCGGAAGAGGTTACTGATGACTTCGTGCGAACAGCGATCTTTAGACGAAATCTGGCAAGGCGACCTGTTCGATCGCCGTGAGGAAGCTGTACTGCTTCAGGCCTATATCGAGAGCGTCACCGCCCGTCGGCCGCTTCGGGAAGATAAGCGCGCATATACTATCGCGATCGATGCCGGGTACGGTGAGGGGAAGTCCTTTTTCCTAAAAAGGTTCGCCGAACACATGGGCGTAAATCACCCCGTAGCTTTCGTTGACGCTTGGGCAGATGACCTCGCTGACCAGCCACTCACCGCCCTGGCTGCCACTTTGAACGAGGCTCTCAAGCCGTTTATGGCGGAGCCCGAGATTAAAAGCCGCGTCGCGACTTTTATGAGCAAATCTGGTCAAGTAGCAAAGATCGCGGGCTTGGGCCTCGTGCGAAGAGGGGTGGCAACGCTACTCACTGCTGGCGCTGTAGACGACATCGGGGGCGTGCTTGCAGGCTCCAGTGAGGCTGTAAAAAGCTCGATAAATGATAGCCTGAAGGATGTTGGTCAGGGCCTGACTGACGATACTGCCGCCGCGATCAGCAGCGTCTCGCCGCATGACTTGATGCAAGCCCGCATCGCTGAGTTTGAACATGGCCGAGCAGCAGTCCAGGCAATGAAGGACAGCCTATCCTCGATTGTGGATGCATTGGATCGACAAGAGAAGCACCCACCTATCATCATCGTAATTGATGAGCTTGATCGATGCCGACCAACTTACGCGATCAAGCTTTTGGAAGAAATAAAGCACCTGTTTGATGTGCCAGGGCTTGTTTTCGTATTAGGAATTCACACAGAGCAGCTTGCTCATTCAGTTGTGGGAGCTTACGGGCACAGCTTTGATGGCAAGTCTTATCTTAGGCGGTTCATTAACAGGCAATATGATCTCGCCGTGCCCAACCACTATAAATTAATAAAACATCTTTGCGAAGATGCCGGGATCGGCCCAGGCGACCTCAGATATCCTAATCTTACCAGCACGTCAGGCGGCGAATCGGCGAGTGATCTATATGACGTTATCGCGATTTACATGCAGCTGTATGGACTGGCAGCTCGCGACACGTTCCCGCTGATTGACATATTGCAAACTTCGCTGGCTGTGGCCGGACAAAGACGTCTTCATGCGCCTTTATTGCTTCCCCTAGCAATCGGCCAGTTACGCAGCCTTCCGGCGGGAGTGCTCCCAGTTCCAAGGAACACGGTGCCGTTTGCGTACACGCGTTATATCCATCGAAGTGAAAACTCGGGGTGGGAAAGCTACACCATCGAAAGAGTTGCAGCCGATTTCCTTGAGGCTGCGTCTATAACCCAAGACCGTCTTGCTGCCCTATACAATGAAAACTCCCCCTCCTTCGGCGTCGAAACTGTGGCGAATGAGCGAGATTGGCGATCTAACCCACCGCCTTTAGGTGACATAAGCCGATATCCTGATTTAATTCGCGCCGTAGGTCGATTTGGCACTCCAAAATAAACTGGCTTCGGGAGATTTGCGCTTGATATGCGCTATCGCATCACTGCGCCTAACTGTAGGCGTTAGCCCGCGAGGATCTTCCGAAACCCGCTGCCTTCCTGCCTGATGATCGAGCCATCGGTGCAGATGTAATCGGCGAAGGCGAGCAGGGGCACACCGAACCATTCGTTCATGCGCAGCATGCGCCGGGCGATAGGCACGATTTCCGTCTCGTAGAAGGCATCCCGCGCCTCAGTCACCTTGCCGAAACCGCCGTTGTTGGTCGGGACGATCCCGATAAGCTGCGGCGGCGTCCGGTGCGCTGCCAGCATGTCATCGCGGCTCAACGTCTTCACGTTCGAGAACTCGTCCTTCGCGGTCACGTCGGCGATCGGCATGATCTGGATGCCGTCCTTCTTGCCGCCGGGGATATGGACGAGCATGTTCTTGAAATTGCCGACGCCCTTGGCCTGGCCCAGCTTCTCCTGCAGCGCGTCGGCGGTCTCCTGATCTGCCAGCGTCTCGCTGAGGTAGAAGACGAAACCCGCATGCGCCCCGTTGAGGTAGTAGCGGCGCCGGAACAGTGTGGCGTTCTCCGACAGCAGCCCGGCCTGCAGAGAGGCGAGCCATTCGGGCATCCCAAAAATCTCCTGCATCACGTCGGGCTGCTGCAGCTGGAAGACCCGGCCGACATCGAATTCGTGGATGTCGCCCAGCGGTCCGTTCACGAACCAGAACTTGCCCGGATCCACGCCGGGGCGGAGGTTGAGCGCCGGGGCATGGTCGGCCCGCGCCAGGCGCCCCGCCCTATTCGGGATCCACTCCAGATAGCCGTTGCCCATCTGCAGGAAGTCGAGCGCGAATCGCTCGAAGGCATCCGAACTCAGCCAGGCCGTCGAGGTCTGCTGGGCGACGAGCAGGTTCACCTTCAGGGCGATGGCGCTGCGGTGATAGGGGCTCATGTTGAACGTCTGGGCCAGCTTGCCCATCGGCAGCGGCGGCTCGTACCAGCGCCCGTTGTGCCACATCTCGAAGTACTGGCCGATTTCACGGCGATCGAGCACGCTGGCGGGCTCGCCGAACGAATAGATGGCCGCCTTGGCCGGGGCGGCTGCGGTGTCACCGACGGGAACGATATCGGTCGTGGTCATAGGGGCTCCTGTCAGTAGAAAACGACGCGGCCGCCGATGCCCTGGCTGGCGGTCCCGGCATCAAGCGGTTCGTTCGAAAGTGCATTGAGCAGCGCCCAGGCGACGTCGGCATGGCCGATTTCGCCGTTGCGCTTGGCGATGTAGGTGACGCCCTTCTTGCTGCCGGTCAGCGCCGGGCGGATTGCCATCAGCGCCTGCATCAGGTCCGTCCATCCCGCGTCGAACTCGATGCGCTGGTTGCGAAACACGTTCTGGCCTTTCACGACCAGGGCGGTTTTGCTGGCGACCGAGTATTCGATCTTGCGCGCGTTGGGGAACCAGTTGTGCACCAGCTCCCACACCGCCAGACCGTGGCCCGTCGTGTCGATCGCGATGTCGGTGACGCGGTAACGCCCGGCCACCTTCTTGATGAACTCGGCCTGCCCAGCGAAGTCCAGGCCATTGAGCCGGTGCTTTTCCAAAACCCGGAATTTGCCGACCCCCGCTTGGTCGGGCGGTGCGACGACGATCAGCGCGGCATCGTCGCGGCCCTGCTTGTTCGGGTCGTAGCCGATCCATACGGGCCGGTCGCCGAAAGGGCGGCCGCCGGGTATGTCGATCAGCGCGGGCTTGAAGTCTCGCCAGCGCATGAAGCTGTCCACGCGGGCCGGGGCGATACGCGCGAACGGGAAGCTACTCTCGGAATCGTCGACGTCCTCGCACTCGTAGAGATTGCGGAACGCTTCGTCCGAGTATTCCTGGCGCAGCTCGTCGAGGTTAATGCGCGACGCCAAGCCCATGGCGAGCGCATCGTGGATCGTCAGGATCTGCTGCCAACTGCCGTCCGGCATGATGGCGCCACGGCGAAGGTTCTTCAGGCTGATGTCGAACGGCTGCTGATCGCCCTTCGCGCGGCCCTTGTTCCAATCCTCGCCAGCCCAGAAGGCATAGCTCTCGTGCGTCTTGGTCGACGGCGTCGAGAAATAGGTCTTCGTGTAGATGTTGTGCGTGGCCATGCCGCTGGCCACGCGGTTGAGGTCCCCGAAGCCGTGGACCCACGCGTACTCGTCGAAGTAGAAGTCGCCGCTCTCGCCCTGTGCCGTCGCACTGTTCGTCGAGAGGAAGTAGAAGCCGACGGTGTCGAGCCGAACGGGCTTGGCGTCACTTTCCTCGTCTTCCGGGTACTGCCCGTGGAAGTCGAGTTCGATGATCTTGCCTTTGAGTTCCACGCCGGTGACGCGGCGCACCCATCCCACGATCTCGCGGCGGAACTTGAGCGACTGGCGCTCGGACGCGGACAGGAAGATCTGGTTGCGCGGCTGCTCGGCATCCAGAACCGCCTCGGCGACCTTTGCCAGCGCCTCCCGCGCGAAGTACCAGGTCGCGCCGACCTGACGGCTCTTTCGGATCTTGCGGGTGCGCTGGTGGCGCTGATCCCACCAGGCCTCCTGGTATTCGAAGTTCCGGTCGTGGAAGTCGTCCAGCAGCGCCTGCCACTGCTCTAGCGTCAGGAAATTCTTGCGCTTCTCCGCGCGCTTGGCCTTGGCCTCGGCGTTGTTGCGGTTGCCGATCTTCGGGTTGAGATCGCCTTCCTTGCCGGTCTCGTTGTACTTCCGGATCCGCGCCGTCCGCTCAAGCTGCCGCGTCAGGAAGTCGATGCGCTTCATGTCGCCTTCGGTCAGCGGCTCCTTGTCGATCAGGTTGGCGACCTTCACCTCGATCCTGTCGTCGATCACGTCGACGGCGGCCGAGACCTCCCACCCGTCGCGCCGGTGCCAGCTCGCCAGCGTGTTGTAGTTCACGCCCAGCTCGTCCGAGATCTGCGCGAGCTGCCATCCCCGCCAGAACAGCGAACGCGCCTCGCGGCGAAGCGCGCGGCCGACCTGACGGCTGACCGTGGCGGCATTCTTCGCGCTCTTGGAGGGACTTGGCGTGGGCATGAGCATGCCATGCACCGCCATGCCCCCTCTGGCGCGGGCCTGCGCGGGTAAACGCCAGCGTTACCGCGCCCGCGCGTTGCGGGATGGCCTGCCGTCGGGCTTCAAGTCCTCATCGAACGCCGGGCGCCGCAACCGCCCTCTCTGGACTGCAAGCGGAGCCCGAACATGAAGACCAAGTCCTTCCTCCTCGCCACCTCCGGCCCGACCGTGGATGGCCGCAACATCGATCCCAAGTGGCTCGAGGAAATGGCCAAGAGCTACGATCCGAAAACGTACGGCGCCCGCCTCAACATCGAGCACATTCGCGGCGCGACCGGGCAGGCACCGTTCCGCGCATTCGGCGATGTGCTGGAACTCTCGACTGCCGAAGTGGAGGTCGATTTCAACGGCAAGAAGGAAAAGCGCACCGGCCTCTACGGCGTGTTCGACATCAACGAGGACGCAAAGGCCCTCAACGATGCTGGCCAGAAGGTCTATCCGTCGATCGAGATCGAGCCCAACTTCGCGGGGAAGGGCTTCGCGTACCTGATGGGCTGCGCGCTGACCGACAGTCCCGCGTCTATCGCCACCGACCGCCTGCAGTTCAATCGCCGCCTGCCGGGCACGGATGTCTATTCCCGCGACACTGCCGCCGCCGTCGAGTTCGACGACGAGAAGCCCACCGGCGCCGACGACAATCTCGCCTCCAAATTCAGCACCATGCTCGACGTGTTCGCCAACAAATTCGGCCTCAAGTCCGAGGAAAAGCCGGTCGTGACCACGCCCCCGGCGGAAACGCCGCCTGCCGCCACCGGCCTCGACTTCAACCAGCTCAAGCCGCTGTTCGAGGAATTCGGCAAATCCCTGACCGATGGCCTCCGCGATCTTCAGGGCGAGTTTCGCACCGAGATCGACGCCCTCGGCGTCAAGTTCGCCAATCTGGAAAAGGAGCAGGAGCACACGCCCGAACGCAACTTCCGCTCCCGCCCGCAGGGCAAGGGGAACGCCGGAAATTACGCAGGCATCTTTTAAACCCGCCCACCTTTCACCGCCCGCCCCGCTCTTTTCCACACAGGACACACACCATGGGTTACAACCTTTCCGATCGCGGGCGCCGGGCGCTCGACGGCCTGTTCAATGCCATTGCCCAGGCGAACAACGCCGATGGCGTCAGCCGGCAGTTCGCGCTCGATCCCACCAGCGAGCAGCGTCTCGAAGATCTCCAGCGCGAGCAGGTCGGCTTCCTGCAGCGCATCAACGTGATCGGCGTTCGGGACATGATCGGCCAGATCATCGGCCTGGGTACTGAGGACATGATCGCCTCGCGCACCGCCGACGCCGATCTGCCGCGCAAGGCCCGCTACGTCGGCAAGATGGATGACCGGAAGTACCTGCTCGAAGACACCGAGTTCAACACCAAGCTGCCGTGGCAGATCATCGACGCCTGGTCGAAGTTCCCCGACTTTGCCCAGCGATACTCGCGCCACGTCGCCATTTCCGTCGCGCTCAGCCGCATCGCCGTGGGCTGGAACGGTCTGACCGCTGCCGCGACCACGGACCCTGTCGCCAACCCCAACGGTGAAGACGTGAACATCGGTTGGCTGCAGAAGCTCCGCCTCGAACGCCCCGATCACGTCATGGGCCGCGTCATCGCGGGCAACGGCACCGCAACCGGCGCGGCGAAGCCGATCTACATCGGCCCGAACTCTGATCTTGCCCAGGGCGATTACAAGAACATCGACGCGCTGGCCTACGACCTGATCGCGGGCATGCCGAGCTGGGCGAAGAACTCGACCGACCACGTCGTCTGCGTCAGCCAGGACCTCGTCGACGAGAAGTACTTCCCGATGATCAACCGCGCCCTGTCGGACACCATCGACGGCGGCCGCTCGACCAGCGATGCAGTCACCAGCGACATCATCATGTCGACCAAGCAGATCGGCGGCCGCCCGGCGGCCATCGTGCCGAAGTTCCCCGAGGGCACGATGCTGATCACGCCGCTGGGCCAGCGCGACGCCACCGACAGCTCGAACCTGTCGATCTACTTCCAGGAGGAATCGCGCCGCCGCTACATCAAGGACGAGCCGGAGAACAAGGCGAGCCTGGTCGACTACAACTCGGTCAATGAAGGCTACGTGATCGAGAACACCGACTTCGCGGTCATGGCCGAAAACATCACCTTCGGCGCCCGCCCGTAATACCGAGGGGCAGCGATGGCGGGTGGCTGACATTCGGGTCGGCACCGCTGGAGCCCAGAGCATAGGCCGGGGAGCCGGGAGGCGCGCACCTCTCGTCCCTCCGCCGGTCGGCCGCCGCCGAATAGAGCGGCCATTCTACCCATCACAGGAGAGCCCCGCATGGTCAGCCCCTTCCGACGTCACAAGCAGATGGTTCACGGCCTCAAGAGCGCGGGTCCCAATCACGTCAGCCACCGCGTCGTAACCGCCGCACCCGAACTTCAGGCCACCACCCCGGCCGGGCAGGAATACGCCGCGCTGCGCGTCCTGCTGGACGACAACCTGCGCACCCTTGCCGATGTCGCCTCGATCGAGGCGCGCAACCCGATGAAGGCCGAATTCGCCAAGGAATTCACGCACTGGATCGAAGGCGTGCTGATGGCTGGCGAAAAGGGCCAGGCCGTCCAGGACGAGATTCTGACCACGAACATGGTCTGGGCGATCGACTATCGCGATTTCGACTATGCGATCCGCCTCGGCGCGCATGTCCTCAAGTTCAACCTCGTCCTGCCCTCGCGCTACAACCGCACCCCGGCTTGCTTCCTTGCCGAGGAGATCGCCACGATCTCGCTCACCCAAAAGGAACTCGTGACGCTGGAACAGCTCGTGCAGATCCTGGCACTGGTCGAAGGCGCCGACATGCCCGATCAGGCCAAAGCGAAGCTGCACAAGGCAATCGGCCGCGGCTACCGCCAGCGCGCCAAGGACTTCGATCCGGCGGCAGACAACGCCCCCGCCGGTGGCAAGGCCGCGTTCGTCGATGCCGCCTTGGCCCAGATGAAACGCGCCCTCGAACTCGACGGCAACGTCGGCGTGAAAAAGGACATTCAGGAGCTGGAACGCCAGCTCGCCGCGCTGACGGCCGCCGCCGACGCGCAGCAGTAAGGAACGCCCCACGGCGCTCGGGGGGCGGATGGACTGACCGGGAACCGCTTGCGGCCTTGCCGGTCACGCCATCCCCACCCCCCGACATAGTCTCGAAGGACCCAGCATGACCGGCCTTATCCCGTTTCCCGGCCCCGAAGCCGACCCCGAGGAAGCCGAGGTCGTTGCCGATGGCTGGTTCCCGCCGGTCAAGCTGGTCCTCATCCGGGATGTCGTGCGCCTCGGCGATGGCACCGTTCCCACTGCGCGTCTGATCGCGGCCATCGAAAGCGGCATGCTGCATGGCTTCCGCGAGCTTGCCGTCTGGCGCAGCGCCCGCGCCAGTGCCGGTGTCACCTCACTCGCGCAGGTGACCGACCAGCAGATCAACCAGCAGAACCTTGCGGTGAAGCTGTGGGAGCGCGTGGTCATGTACTTCGCGGCCGCCGAGCTGCAGGGCCAGTATCGCGATATCTCCGCGACCGATGACGGCCTCGATCGCGCGGCGGAGAAGACAGTGACGGCCGATGATTCGCGGCGCATCGCGCTGGCCGCCGTCGCGGACCTTCGCAGTATTGGCGCTGACAAGCCCGTGGCCCGCAACCGGGTGGAGCTGATCTGATGAGCTGTCCCAGATCCTTCTTCGACTTCAACTCTGCCTGCTTTCGGCTCGATGAGGTCTCGTGGTTTGGCCGTGAGGAAATTCGCGGAAAGCGGTTCTTCGTCGTTGCCCTGCGGTGCGGCAAACGGTTCGAGCATGAGAACTGGCTAGGCAGCGCGGACAAGATCGAAAGCAGGTTGCTGGAGGCGCTGCGGGCGGCCGAGCGTGGCCCTCCACCGCCACAGAAAGGCGCCTGAAGATGGCGTCCGCGACCGCCCTCGCCGGAGACACCGTGGATGCCATCTGCTGGCGCGAGCTGGGCCGCACGCAATCGGTCACCGAGCAGGTCCTGGAACTCAACCCCGGCCTCGCCGATCTCGGCCCGACGATCCCCGCCGGTACTGTCATCACGCTGCCCGAGCTGACGAAGGCCAGCCCGCCCATCCTCGAAACCGAAAAGCTATGGGACTGACCCGGTGAGCCACCGCCCCATCACCAGCAAGATCAACACCCTCAAGGCCGCGATCCTTGCCGCGCTGCCCGAACTGAAACGGGATCCCGACCGCGTCCGCATGTGGATCGAACGCGGTTCGGCCTCGTCCACCCAGACAGACGACCGCGCGATCACGTCCGCGTTCCAGCTCAACGTCCTGGTCGTGGAGATGGCCAGCGACATGCACGTCCTGTTCCTGGCCGTTTTCGAGTGGATGCGCGTCAATCAGCCCGATCTGATGGTGCCGGGCAAAGAGGGCATCTCCTTCGACGCGGACATCCTCGACAATGCGACCGCCGACATCCTGTTGCAGATCCAGCTCGACCAGGCGGTCGGCGCGGTGCGCGGCGCCAAGGGCGGCTACGATCTGCAGTACATGCCCGAGCGCGATCCGCCGGACCCCGATATCCTCAGCATCATCGCGCCGGAGGCCGCCCCTCCGCTCAAGGGCTTCGATGTGACGGAAGACTTGCCGCCGTGGGACGATTGATGTCGTGGCCCACGATCTGACCCAGTTCAACGAATGGTTCGGCCGCATCCTCGCCGCAGTCGGGCCGACCGAGCGCCGCCGCGCCGCCGTGAAGCTGGGGCAGGCGCTCCGCCGGTCGAACCTCAAGCGCATTGCCGACAACGTCGAGCCCGACGGTCGGGCCATGGAACCACGCAAGCCGCGCCTCGATCGGCGGGGCAGGCTGCGCCGCCGCCAGTCCGGCAAGATGTTCAAGGGCCTGCGCCGCCTGCGCAACTGGCGCATCGACGCCGATGCCTCCGGCGTGGAGATCCGGCCCGCAACCGGCAGCGTCGACCGGGTGGCCTCGGTCAGCCAGTTCGGTGAGATGGCGACGGTGGGCTACCTGCGCAGCGGGCGGCAGATCCGCGCCCGCTATCCGCAGCGCCGGCTTCTCGGCTTCGGGCCGGAAGACGAGCATCTCGCCCTCGAAATCGCTGCATCCCTGCTCAATCCCGACGATTGACGGGGTAGCGCGCGCCTCTACCCCGCCGCCATCTCCGCGCGCGCACGAAGCTGCGGCATGCCGTGATGCATGGCCGTTGCATCCGACAGTTTCACCGGGGTTGATCTCTCCCGCTTGCTTGCGCCCTCGCTCATTGAGGGTCTTAGCTTCGAGGAGATTTTTGCCCAGTCGATCGCAGAGTTCCAGACGTACTTCCCGAGCTTCGACGCAACGGTGGAAAGCGACCCGGTCGTCGCGATCATCCAGCTATTTTCCTATCGCGAACTCCTGATGCGCCAGCGGGTGAACGAAGCGGCCCGCGCCGTCATGCCCGCATTTGCCACCGGTACTGACCTGGACAATATCGCCGCGATCGTTGGCGTCGAACGCTTCATTCTCGATCCTGGCAATCCGGCGCTGGACATTCCTGCCACTTACGAGAGCGACGACAGCCTTCGCCGCCGCATGGTCCTGGCACCGGAAGGATTTTCCGTCGCTGGCCCCGAGGGCGCCTACATTTTCCACTCCCTGTCGGCGAACTCCGACGTGCTCGATGCGTCGGCCGTCAGCCCCAGCCCCGGTGAGGTCGTGGTGACCGTTCTGTCCCGCACCGGCAACGGGGCCGTGTCCGATCAGGTTCTGGCCGACGTCGATGCGCGCCTTTCCAGCAAGAGCGTTCGACCACTTACCGACCACGTCACCGTGCAGCGCGCCACGATCGTGCCGTTCGCCATCAGCGCCACGCTCACTTTCCTTTCCGGTCCCGACCGCTCGGTCGTGCTGGAGACCGCGCGCACCCAGCTTGAAAGCTATCTGGCAAACACGCGCCGTCTGGGCCGCGACATCACTCGCGCCGGGATCATTGCGGCGCTGTTCCCCGAAGGCGTCCACAACATCGCGCTCTCGTCTCCAGCGGCGGACATCGTCCTCACCCGGCAGGAAGCGCAGTATTGCACCGGCATCGAGCTGATCGACGCGGGAGTGGGCGAGTGAACAGCCTTCTCCCACCGAACGCAACCGAGTTGGAACGGGCGCTGGAGCTGCTGCTCGATAGGCGAATCAACGACATCACCACGCCTTTGCGCGATCTGTGGTCGGCGGAGAATTGCCCTGAGAACCTGCTGCCATGGCTCGCCTGGGCACTTTCGGTCGATCAGTGGTCGGCAGACTGGCCCCTCAACGTCCGCCGCGCCCGCGTGGCCTCCGCGATTGCGATCCAGCGCATCAAGGGCACCGCGCAATCTGTCATCGACGTGGTGGCCAGCTTCGGCGGCGACGTGATCGTGCGCGAGTGGTTCCAGTTCGATCCGCCGCGCGAACCCCACACCTTCGACCTAACCGTGACCCTCGGAGGCCAGAGCGCCGGTGCGCCGACCGCTGAGTTCATCGACGCGGTCGTTGCGGAAGTCTTCCGCACCAAGCCGGTACGCAGCCACTTCGATTTCACCGTTGCCCAGTCCGCCCGCGCCCGCATCGGTCTGCGCGCGGCGGGCCGCGCCTGTGTCGCCGCCCGCATCTTCGCCCCCGCCATCTGATCAGCAGGACCGCCCATGGATATCGTCGTCACCAATGCGGGCCGAGCCGCTCTCATCAACGCCGCCAACACCGGCACCGCCGCCGTCATCATCACGCACGTCGGTTTCTCCAACAGCGCGATCGTACCGACCCCGGCGATGACGGCGCTGGCGAGCGAGTTCAAGCGTATCGCCGGTGTGCCGGGCGAGGTGGTTGCGGATGACATCATCCACGTCAACGCGACCGATGCCAGCGCCGACGCCTACGAGCTGCGATCGTTCGCGCTCTATCTTGCGGACGGCACCCTCTTCGCGCTCTACGGCCAGCCCGCGCCGATTCTGGAAAAGACGGCCTCTTCCATCGCGGCCCTGTCGATCGACGCAGTCTTCGCGGACATCAACGCCGCGCAGATCACGTTCGGTGCCACGAACTTCACGAACCCGCCAGCGACCACGGAGCGGCAGGGCGTCGTTGAGCTGGCCACCCTTGCAGAGGCCAAGGCGGGCCTAGACGCCTTGCGCGCGCTCACCCCCGCTTCCGCGCAGGCGGCCATTCTCGGTTGGCTGCTCGCGCAGGACGGCGCGGGCTCGGCGCTCGACGCAGACCTTCTCGATGGCCAGCACGGCTCCTGGTACGCCGATATTATAGCCCGCCTCGGCTACATCCCTTGGGGGCCGAACAATGACGGTGCAGGCTCGGGGCTAGATGCCGGGCTGCTCGCCGGACAACTGCCGAGCTTCTACACCGATATCATCGCCCGCCTGGGCTTCACCCCGCTCGACAAGGCGGGTGGCACGATGGCCGGGCCGCTCACGCTTGCCGCCAACCCGACCGCCGCCCTCGGCGCGGCTACCAAGCAGTATGTGGATGGACTGCTGACCGCTGCCGCCCTGCTGGCGAAGCTATTGACGGTGGACGGGTCCGGCTCGGGTTTGGATGCGGACCTGCTCGACGGTGTTGATGGCAGCAATTACGCCCGCAAGGACCTAGCCAGCGAAATCTTTGCGGGCGGGATCGGTGCCGCCACCCTGTGGTCACGTGGGAACGCGGCGGTGGATGGTCTGCTCGCTGCTGCGAACTTGGAAGTGAAGACGGGGGACGTCTATATCTCCCGCACCACTGATGGTTGGGGCTACGTGATCCGCCCCAACATTGCCGGTTTCAAAAAGCTGCAGTTCGCCTGCCAAGGCGCCGCCACGCTGGAAAACGTGGAGATCAACACCGTTGAACTAACCCAGATGGGCCAGCGCATCTGGTCGGCCCTCAGCGACGGTTCCGGAAGCGGACTTGATGCGGACATGGTCGATGGCTTCCATGCCTCCCAGCTCGCGAAATACACGGATTTCACCTTGGCGCTGTCTGGACCTGGCGGATGGATACGCTTGTCCAACGGCTTCATATTGCAATGGGGCTGGAACGCCGCATTCACCAATCGCGCCAACAACACTGTCACATTTCCGACAACCTTCCCCAACGGCGTGTTTGCCATGTGGGGCGGCATGGGAACTGACACCTCCCTGACCGAGAACCGGATCGGCATCGGCGCAGGCGCCATCAGCAACAGTCAGGGCCGAATAGCCATCGCGGCGACCGCTTCGGGAACGATCGGTGCCTACTGGTTTGCGCTCGGATATTAAGGAAAATCGATGATCTTCTATTCTGCCACTGCGGGCGGTTTCTTCGACGACGGTATCCATAGCGCAGCCCAGATCCCGGCCGATGCCGTGCCGATCGATGGCGAAACCCACACGGCGCTTTTGCGGCAGCAATCCGAAGGGAAGTGTATCGTCCCCGGCCCGGATGGAGCGCCGATTGCGACGGACCAGCCCCTGCCGCCGAATGACGTACTGGCCGGGAACATGCGCGCCGATCGCAACCGGCTGCTGACCGACTGCGACTGGACCCAAGTTTCGGACGCCCCGGTCACCGACGAACAGCGCGCCGCCTGGTGCATCTATCGTCAGGCGCTCCGCGACCTTCCCGAAACCACTGCCGACCTTGCCGCCGTCGTGTGGCCGGTCGCACCTGCCTGAAAGGCCATTGCATGACCGAACTGACCACCGAGATCGGCGCATTCGACAAGGATAAGCGCGTCGTTTCCGTCACCTTCACCAGCGGCGAAATCGTCCACACGCGCGACGTGAATGCAGTCTTGGACGCCGATGGCGCCTATGACGTGGCGGGAACCGAGGCGCGTGTTGAGGAAGTCGCGCGCGGCGTCGCCTACAAGTTCGAGCTGGGCGTCATCGTGGCGCAGCCGCCCGAGCCGGAAGCCCCGGCCGACGAACCGTCGGAGGAGTGATGCGCCCCTTCGACCACCTTCCCGACGGCCTCAAGCACCTGTTCGATGCCACTTCCGTGATCACTCTGCTGGGGGCCCTAGCCAGCATGCTGCCCGCCGTCGCGACTATCCTGACCATCCTGTGGACCACGATCCGCATCTACGAAACCGAGACCGTCCAGCGGCTCGTAAAGCGCAAGGAACCGGAATCATGATCGACCGCCTGAAGGCGCGCCTGGTCGCGGATGCCCGCGACTGGTGGCGCTGGTCCAGCGTGCGCTTTGCCCTCCTGGGCGGTGCCATCACCAGCTGGGCCGCCAGCGACCCCAAGGGCTTCGCCCAGGTTGTGAACCTCCTGCCCCATTGGGCTCAGCCGCTGGTCGGCGTCGTCATGGCGGTGACCGCGATCGCGCTGCGCCTCACCACGAAGAAGGATGCCTGACATGGCCGATACGAAGAAGCTCGTTGCCCTCGTTGGCGCCGGTGCGGCGGCGATCATGGTGCCGCTGGTCGGCGCGTGGGAGGGCAAGGAAAACGATCCCTACTTCGATATCGTCGGCGTCCAGACCGTTTGCTACGGCGAGACGCGGGTGAAGATGCGGCGCTACTCCGATGCGGAGTGCGAAACCATGCTGGCCGATGCCCTGGCCGACTTCGCCGCGCCGGTGCTCAAGCGGAATCCGGAACTGAAAGGCCGCGATGCCCAGCTCGCCGCCGCGACCAGCCTTGCCTACAACATCGGCCCGCAGGCCTATGCCCGATCGACCGTGGCCAAGCGTTTCAGCGCCCGCGACTGGCGTGGCGCCTGCGACGCGTTCCTCATGTGGAACCGCGCCGGTGGGAAGCCGGTGCAGGGCCTCACCAACCGCCGCCGTGCCGAGCGCACCATCTGCCTGCGGGGGCTGTGATGAGCCTGATGCTTTACCGGGCGTCCCGGAACTTGGTGGAGATCCTTCTCGACATTCTCCACCGATACCCATGGCAGTGCGCCCTTTGCTTCGCACTCGGCCTCGCCTGGTGGCAGTGCGACCGGGCGGAACAGTGGCAGGTGCACTCGCAAGTCGAGGCCGCGAACCACCGTCAGACCAAGGAAAACTACCGCGCCGCCACGGCCGAGGCGAAAGCCAAGGCCGTGGCGGCGCGCCTCGAAACCGAGCGGCGCTTCGCCGCCCTTGCCAAGGATGCCGACGATGCGAACGAAAATGTTGACCGCTGGCGCGCTGCTGCTCGCCGCTATGCCGATGCTGGGGGCCTGCTCATCCACGCGGGAACGGGCGCTGGCGGTACAGGCAGCGGAGCCGGAACCTCCGGCGCGGATCGTGCTCCCTCGGGCGATGACGGACCCGGTCAAGCTCCCGTCGTTCTCAGCCGCGCAGACTTCGACACCCTGACCGTCAACACGGATCGCCTGCTCCGGCTCCACGATCTCGGCCAGCAATGGATCGCATCGGGGCTTGCGGTACCAGCGGAGCAGGGGCCGTGAAGGAAGAGGAAGACATCCCGGCAGACCTGTCGGAACTGATCCGCCTGGGCACGATAGCTTCGGTCGATCTCGCCGCCCGTCGCTGCACCGTCCTCTACGGAGACGAGGATGACGAAGATGGCGGCGCCACCACGCCGCCGATCCGCTGGTTTGCCCCGCGCGCCGGGGATACGCGGGTCTACAGCCCGCCCAGTGTCGGGGAGCAGGTCATGCTGCTGTGCCCGGACGGCCAACTCGCCGCAGCGGTCGCGCTGCTGGGTATCGAGAGCGACCAGTTCCCGCTGCCGGGCAATGGCCTTGCCGAGGTGACCGAGTACAAGGACGGCGCCCGCATCGGCTATGATCCCGAAACCCATGCCCTGATCGCTATCCTCCCCGGCGGCGCGACGGCCTTGATCGAGGCGACCGGAGGACTGACGATCAAGGGCGACGTGACGATCGAGGGCAAGCTCACCGCCTCCGACGATGTCCTCGCGGGCAGTGTCAGCCTGAAGAACCACAAGCACGGACTTGTCCAGGCGGGAACCGCACAGAGCGGGGTGCCAATCTGAAAATCATACGCCGAAGTGCCTATGGAAGAAACGCGCGATCTCCAGCCTTGCGCTGTATCTGTTTTTCATCAGCGGGCCCCACCCATTCGCCCGCTTCCAAGCGACGGAGAAGATCCCACGGCCCTTCGTTCAATGGATCTCGACCGCTATCTGTATGCATCCGGACCGCGGGGCTCTCGGTGCTTCGCTTATAGTCGAGCTTTTGCTGATCACTCAGTAGATCGTACATCTCGGAAATAGGTGTGCTCGGGCCGACAACTTCGTCCCATTCCCTATCGGCTTTCGCTATCTCATCTGGTCCATATGGCGGCCGGTGTAGGTAGTGGACACGCAGCATGATGCGTGCTCCCTCCCTCGCTTGGGTTTCGCGTTTCGTTACGCGGCCCCACGTGTCGCAGACCTGATGCTCATTTGCATTTTTTGCCATGCCAGATCGTACCGGCAAATTTCGAACCTCGGAAGGCCGTTCTGACATGCCGGTAACGCTCTCGATTACCGGGCTAGCCGCTGGCCTTTAGGCCACCATTCCGGCTTGGGTTCATCCATGAACGGAATGGACGCCACCACGGGAAAAGCGATCGACGGGCTTGAGCACCTTCGCCAGTCGGTCGCGCGCATCCTGACCACTCCGCTCAACCGGCGACCCATGCGCCGCGAGTTCGGCTCGCAGCTCTTCGAACTGATCGACCGGCCTGCGAACGCCGCCAATGTCATGCTCATGCGCGCGGCCGCCGCCCTCGCGCTCAAGCGCTGGGAGCCCCGGATTGCCGTTGGCAAGATCGGCGTTTCCGGCGCCTTCGCAGACGGCACCCTTACGATCTCCATCGCCGGTCGCCGCACCGATGTCCCCGCGCAGAACGCGCAGGTCACCCTCTCCATCCACTACACCCGCTGAGGATCCGATCATGCCGCACGGCCTTACCCTTACCGAATCCGCCGACAGCGGCGTTTCCGCCTCGACCGCCAGCATGGCCGTCATCGGCCTCATCGCCACCAGCGAAGCGGGCGTGGGTGATGTCGCGGCCGAGATCGATGCGGCCTTCCCGCTCAACACCCCCGTCCTGGTCACCAGCGTCGACATCGCATCGGGCAAGGCGGGCAAGCTCGGCACCCTAAAGAAGGCGCTGGAAGCTATCGGCGATCAGTGCAGCCCGATCGTCGTCGTCGTTCGCGTGAAGGAAGGCGACACCACGGCGGAGACCGACGCCAACGTGATCGGCGCCACCGACGGCAGCACCTACACCGGCCTGCAGGCGCTGCTCGCTGCCGAAAGCCTGCTGTCCGTTCGCCCGCGCATCATTGGCGCCCCCGGCCTCGATACGCAGGCCGTGACCACCGAGCTGGTCATCACGGCCAAGAAGCTGCGCGGCTTCGCCTATGCCCGCGCGATCGGGGAGACCATCACCGCCGCCACCACCTATCGCGATCTGTTCGGCGCCCGCGAGCTGATGCTGCTGTGGCCTGACACCAACGACTGGACCGGCGATGCCGTCGCCCGCGCCCTCGGCCTGCGCGCCCACATCGACGAGGAGATCGGGTGGCACAAGACGCTGTCGAACATCCCGATGGACGGCGTGCTGTCGATCACCAAGGACGTGCATTTCGACCTGCTGGACGGATCGACCGACGCCGGGGTGCTCAACGACGCGCAAGTGACTACGCTGATCCAGTCGGACGGCTTCCGGTTCTGGGGCAACCGCACCACGGCGGGCGAGGATCAGCCGGACTTCTCGTTCGAGAGCGCCGTGCGCACCAGCTACGCGCTCCAGGACATCATCGCGGTCACCATCAAGCCGTTCATCGATCACCCGATGACCGTCGGCCAGGTCAAGAACTTCCTCGAAAAGATCAACAAGGCCTTCAAGGCCGTTGTCACCGCCGGGCGCGCAATGGGCGCCGAGTGCTTCTTCGACAAGGACGCCAACACCTCGGCCCAGCTCGCCGCCGGAAAGCCCAACTTCCGCATCCGCTACACCCCCTGCGCGCCGATGGAGAACCCCAACGTCGACCTGCAGATCACCGATTTCTATTACTCGGACTTCGCCGCGAAGCTGGTCTGAGCCTGTCCCCTCACTGAAAGGATCCGGCCATGGGCGTGCCGCGCAAGCTCGTAAACTGCAATGCCTACGTCGAAGGCGAAAGCTACCTCGGCGTCATCTCGGAATTCGAACAGCCCAAGCTCGCCATCGCCACGGAGGATTATCGAGGCGGCGGCATGCTCGGCACCGTGAAGCTGGACAATGGTCTGGAAGCCATGGAGGCAACGTTGACCATGGGCGGCCATGAGGTTTCCCTGATCCGGCTGTTCGGCACCACGGCGCTGGACGGCGTGTCCCTGCGCCTGGTCAGCGCCTATCGCGCGGACAACGGCAGCGCCGCCCAGGCCGTCGAGATCTACATCAACGGCCGGTTCAATGAGATCGACGAAGGCAAGGGGAAGCCGGGCGATAACACCGAGCACAAGTACACCGTGCAGGTCGCCTACTACCGCCGCGTGGTCGACGGCCTCGTCGAAATCGAGATCGACGTCCCCAACGGCATCTTCATCGTGAACGGCTTCGATCGCTACGCCGAAATCATGGCGATCCTCACCGGCTGATCCCTTCCATCCATATCCACCGGACGGTCCTGTTGCGGGGCGCCGTTCTGGTGGTGGGCCGGGGAGGATCGGCAATCTCCTCTCCCCCTCTCCGGCCTTCCCCGCCCCGCTGACCAGGAGCCCCGCACATGGCAGACCAGACCGATACCCTACCCGCCGCCGATACCAACAACCGCTTCGCCACGGTAACGCTGGAATACCCGATCATGCGCGGCGAGACGCGGATCGAGAGCCTCACCGTGAAGAAGCCGCTCGGCGGCGAACTGCGCGGACTGACGCTCCAGGACCTGCTGACCACCGACGTCTCCGCTCTGCTCAAGGTGATCCCGCGCATCACCAACCCGCCGCTCACCCAGCCCGAGGCAGACGCCCTTGAGGCGGAGGATCTGGCGGAGATCGGCGGAACCATTCGCGGTTTTTTCACCACGAAGGCGGAGCGCGCGGCGATCGCGGCACTGATCGCGGAACATACGCCGAAGACCTGATCGCGCAGATCGCCGCGATCTTCCACTGGCCGCTCAGCGAGCTGGCCGCCCTGACCATCGACGAACTGATGGATTGGCGTGAGCGCGCGGTGGAGACCTGGAACATGCTCCACGGCCCCAAGGACGACGAATGAGCAACAAGCTCTCCCTGATCGTGAACTTCCTCGGCGTCGACAAGATGTCGGGAGCGCTGCGCAACATCGTCGGCCTCGGCACGAAGGGCTCGAATTCGATTCGAGCCCTTACCGGCGAATCGCGCAAGCTGGAGCGAGAACTGGCCAAGGTCCGCCGCGAACTGTCCACTAGCACCGGCAACATCACCGAACTGGCGAACCGGGAGCGCGAGCTGGCACGGCAGCTCGCGGGCACCAACGAGCAGCTTCGCCGCCAGCGCGATCTCGCCAGGGTAAACGCCGATCGCATGGCCATGCTCGGCAAGGCGTCGGAGTTCCGCTCGAAGGGCGTCGAAAACATCTTCGCAGGCGCGGCCATGTCCCTGCCGCTGGTCACCGCCACCAAGCAGGCCATGACCTTCGAAGCCGCCATGGCCGACGTGCGCAAGGTGGTGGACTTCCCCACTCCCAAGGCGTTCGCGCAGATGTCGGACGACGTGCTGGCGCTCAGCACCCGCATCCCCATGGCCTCCGAGGGCATCGCCGCGATCGTCGCCGCCGCAGGCCGCGCGCACATTCCGCGCCAGGAGCTGCTCGGGTTCGCCGAGGATGCTGCGAAGATGGGCGTGGCCTTCGACATGACCGGCGACGAGGCCGGTGCCATGATGGCGAAATGGCGCACCGCCTTCACCATGGGGCAGGGCGACGTCACCAAGCTGGCGAACCAGATCAACGCCCTGACCAACTCCTACGGCGGCACGGCCGTAGAGGTGTCGGGCATCGTCACCCGCATTGGCGCCCTCGGCAAAGTGGCGGGCGTCAGCGCGCCCCAGGTCGCCGCGATGGCGCAGCTCCTCAACAGCGTAGGCGTGGAAGAGGAAGTCGCGGCCACGGGCATCAAGAACATGATGCTGGCCATGACCAAGGGCGACGCGGCCACGAAGAGCCAGGCCGAAGCGTTCAAGGCCTTGGGCATCAACACCACCACGCTGGCAAAGCGCATGCAGACGGACGCAGGCGGCGCGATCACCGACGTGCTCGGCCGCCTGTCGAAGCTGCCGAAGGCGCAACAGGCCGGTGTGCTGACCCAGATCTTCGGTTCCGAATCCGTGAGCGCGATTGCGCCGATGCTGACCAACCTCGACAAGCTCCAGAACAACCTGAAGCTGGTCGGGGACAAGGCGCAGTACGCCGGGTCCATGGAAGCCGAGTATCTCTCCGCCATCGCCACGACCGAGGGCGCGACTGGGCTCGCCATGAACGCGCTCAAGGCGCTCAACATCACGATGGGCCAGCAGCTTCTCCCCACGGTCACGTCGGCGTCGAAACAGATCGTGACGATCGCCAACAGCGTCCGCGCCTGGAGCAAGGAACATCCGCAGCTGTCGTCCGGCATCGTCACGGTGCTGACTAGCCTGGTCACCTTGCGCGTCGGGCTAGGCGTCACCCAGCTCGCGTTCGGCGCGCTCCTCGGCCCCTTCGCCCGCATCCTGCCCTATTTCCGCAGGGTAGAGGGCATTTCGATGTTCGGCCGGCACCTTGGCGTCTTCGCCCGTATCGCGATCCAGACGGGCGGCATGGCAGTCCGGGCCTTCGGCCTCATCCGAACGGCCACCATGTTCCTCGCTCAAGGGTTCCTGCGCGCGGGCCTGATGATGATGGCGAACCCGATCGTCCTGGCCATCACGCTCGCTATAGCGGTGCTCGCCGGTGCCGCGTACCTAGTCTACACCCACTGGGGGACGATCAGTGGAGCGTTCACCAAGGGCGTCGCTTGGGTGAAGTCCGCGATATCCGGCCTTCCTGACTGGCTGAAATCGCTCGGCTCCATGATGATGCAGGGCCTGCTCATGGCCATCAATCCCATGGCGCTGGCATGGAAGCTGGTCGATTTGGCGAAGAACGGCGTATCGGCCTTCAAGAAGTACTTCGGCATCAAGTCCCCGTCGCGCCTGTTCATGACGATGGGCGGGCATCTGAACGCGGGGCTTGAGCGGGGTATCGACCGGACCAGTCAGGCTCCGATGCGCGCGATCGGGCGCATGGCCACGGGCGTTGCCGCTGCGGGTGCGCTGTCCCTCACGCCCATGGTCGCGGCGGCCGGGCCGCGCGCAGGCGGGCCGCTCAACCTCACGCCGATCCAGCCTGCCGCCGCTTCCAGGCGCGCCCAGCCCGTGCAGCAGGCGGGCGACACCTACCATATCTCGATCCAGCAGCTTCCCGGCGAGGATACGGACGCGCTGGTCCGCCGCATCCTGGACGAGATCAAACGCGACAAGGCCATCCGGGGCCGCCGCGAGTACAAGGACCGCTGATGGCGTCTGCCCCGTTTCTTTCGCCCGCCAGCCTCATGACGCTGGGCATGTTCCTGTTCGGCGTGGACACCGTGCCCTACTCCGATTTCTCCCGCAGTCAGGCTTGGCGGCATGAGGGGGCAGACCGGCATATGGCGCGCCCGGCCACGCAGTTCGTCGGCCCCGGCGAGGATACCGTGACGATCGGCGGCCTCCTCGTGCCCGAGATCGCGGGCACCTACAGCGCGATCGACCTCCTGATCGAGATGGCGGACACCGGCGACAACTGGCCCTTGGTGGACGGCACCGGCCGGGTGCTGGGGCATTACCGTATCGACCAGCTCGACACGACCCACCGCACGGTCATGGCCGGGGGCATCCCGCGCGCTCTGGACTTCCAGATCAAGCTCACGCGGGTGGACTGAGATGACGGCGGCAAACATCGCGGGCGTTCGCCTGATGCTGGACGGCGTCGATCTGGCCGAGAAGATCAATCCGCGGTTCCTGGACATCTCGCTCAGCGAAAAGCGCGGCGGGGAAGCCGACGAGCTATCCCTCACCCTGCAGAATGCCGACGGCAAGCTGGAAATTCCGGAGCCCGGCAAGGTGCTCTCCCTCGCGCTGGGCTGGCTGTCCGGCGCCGACGTGGAGGTCGGCCTGGTCGATCGCGGGCGGTTCACCGTGGATGAGGTCGAAGCGACCGGCCCTTCCGACCAGATCCAGATCCGCGCGCGCTCGGCCGATCTGAACGGCGACTATCGCAAGCGCCGCACCCAGTCCTGGAAGAACACCACGCTGGGAAGCGTCCTTCGCCAGATTGCGGGCCGCAACGGCATCACCGCGCAGGTTCACCCGACATTGGCGGGCAAGGCCATCGCGGCGATCGACCAGCACGGCAAGAGCGACATGGTCTTCGTGAAGGATCTCGGCAGCCGGTATGACGCCGTGGCAACCTGGAAGAACCGTAAACTGCTGTTCATGCCGGTGGGTAGCACGACCACCGCGAGTGGAAAGGCGATCCCGACGGTCACGCTGACGCGGCGCGACGGTTGGTCCTGGCGCTTCACCCGAACGCAGCGGGACGATTACGACGGCGTGGAGGCCAGCTGGCATGACCAGGACAGCGGCAAGAAGAAGAAGGTTTCGACCGGCGGCGACAAGCGGAAGCGCCTGAAGCGTACCTTCACCAGCGAGGCCGAGGCGCAGCAGGCCGCCAAGGCAGAGGCCGCGAAGCGCAAGCGCGGATCGTTCCAGTTCGAATACGAGCTGGCGATTGCCAATATGCGGCTCCAGCCCAATCAACGAGTGACGCTCATGGGCTGGAACTCGAAAATCGACGAGATTCAATGGCTCATCTCGTCGATCGAAACGACTAATGGAGCCAGTGGTCTCAGGCAGCGGCTAACATTGGAGAGCGCCTAAACGTTAGTCCCAGAGTTGTGTTGTCTCGAGAGTAGGTGTTGCCGACTTTTTCTCAGGAGCCTGGCAGGCCGACAATTTCTTGTCGAATTCCTTGATCAGCCCGGCGCGAGCGGGAGCGGGCATGGACGGCCCATATTTCCCAACATCACGGCCAGCCTTCATGGCCGCAATGCAAGCTTCGGGAGTTCCGCCGCTGCCAAAGAGATCGACCTTGGTGGTGGAGGTATCACAGGCGATAACTGCGTCCCGCACATTTCCGTGCACAGCGGTAGCACATGCGTCGATATTGGCGGCTCCTGCAGCCAGAAAAATAA